TCTGAGTCGAGGCTACATTAACGTATTCCGAACCCGTCAAATTATCTAATTTATTAACATTAATTCCATATTCGGATGTCGTATTTTGTGGAAGTTGCTCCCAAGATGAACTATCCAAAATTTGAAATTGATTAGTACTTGAGTTCCACCTAATAACACCATCTGGTAGGTTGGTGGTGAGGACACCACCACTACCATTATCAAACATTTTTGCTGCATCAGTTCTTAAACTAACTAACTCATCTCTGAAGTCAGTATATAAAGAATCTAGTGTAGGTTTTGTCCAGTCGTGTAAACTTGCCATTTATTGTACTCCTCTAGCTGTCCAAGAGAACTTGCCTTCCTGGCCCGTTCCATCATCTGTATCTAAAATAAATCCATAGAAATAACTAGGATTCGGTGCGTCTTCGAAATCGAAGATTGTTTTTCTATCTATTCTAGGAGGGCCGGTAAGCTCTCCTGCATAGTTCATATTTAACGATCTAATATCTTTAAAGTCTTTTGCGAAGAAGACCCTGACAACTTTAAGACCATTTTTAGTACTATACCAGTTACCACCTTGTGTGGTACATTTCGTTTGCTCATTATCAAACTGTAAAACTGCTCCTACAGTACCATATACTCCATGAGCATCTGTCCAATAATAAGGAGCCCCGTCTTCACTAGCAGTAGCATTACAAAGCCCTGATCCTGAAGTAATAGACTCAGTACCTGCATCTGTAATTAGTTTTAAACTAAATTTAACTTTATACTCATCGAGAGCAGTTAAATCATTTCCACCGCCATCAGTGGTAAATACAGTTTTAACTTTTACAAATCTAAATTCATGAGTTGAAACTGTCGAAGCTCCAGACACTGCAGTCCATACTGCAGTGTCTGATATAGACTCAGAAGTGTAAGTACTTGCATCACTTTCTTTCATATAGTATATAGTGTGAGATACTGATGTAGTCCCCTTCAAATTCCTATAAGTAGGTATAATTTGGATAGAAGATGCGTCTAACTCTGTCTCTAAATCCCACTTCTGCCATAAAGTCGCACTATTTAAAGTAGGCTCTAAGTAGTACTCATGCCCAGCCGATATCTGAGCTTGAGGACTTGCGAATCCATTAGTAGTAAAGTGACTTGCCCAAGTTTCCGTAAGGTTAACTGGAAGAGTGGCAAAGTAGGGGCCTTTCTTCATATTAGTAGTATCGATCTCAGTAATTTCAGAAGGATAGCTCTTCATAGCTGCCGCACTAGAATCATCTAAAGTAGATACTTTTTCGTCTTGAAGAACAAAATCAGGCGGCTCACTTACGTTTGCTGCTGAAGATACTGCGTCTCCTAAATTACCTGCGGTATCCTTTGCTCTAATCCAATATTTGAAAACTCCCCCAATAGTTTCTAAATGAGTGACAAATAATCCTTTCGTACTCGAAATACTTACCAGACTATTCCACTCAGATTCTGTAGAAGAACTACAAGTAGGATTAGTATCAGGACATCTCTTAATGACATAGTTATCAATATCTAGCTTAGCTGTATTAGTGGCATCATTCCACTTCATTAATACATTGTTATCTACTACTGTAATATTAAATCCAGTAACAGTATCTGGCTTAGGCACATCTACGGAAATATTTGTAGCATCTCCGTAGTTTCCACCTGTGTCTTTCGCAACTACTGTGAAAGTTCTAGGGTTATCGGAAGACCAAGTTACTGGAGTAGAATATGAAGTCGAGTTAGTAGTTTTAAGTATTATACCCGCACTATCTCTAATCTCATAGAAATCTACTGGTAAATAATTATTAGCCGCATCCCCTGCATGAGTAGGAGCAGTCCAAGTAAGTAATACCATTATTCCTACAAAAGACTTATTTAAACTCTGGACTTGCCCTAATTTTTCAATTTCAGCAAGTACCCAACCACTACCTTCAGTATGTACAGAGTGAATAGGCTCTTCAGAGTAATTACCCGCTGAGTCAATCGCCCTAACAAAGAATCTTGTATCGTCAATATTATTGGCGGGATCGTATGGTCTCCAATCTACGTTAAGAGTATGATTTAGAGTAAGTGCTTTTGTAATAGCAACATTAGCTGAGCCATCTAACTTAGTAGACCAATTAGACCCACTTCTTAGTTCATACTCTACAATATCTAGGTCTGCTGAAGGGGCTGTCCAAGTTACTGTAGCAGTATTACCTGAAATACTATAATTAACATTAGGAGGAATTGCAGGATTATTGATTACAATATCAATACTATGATTATTCCCTCTGTTTCCTGCTGAATCAATTGGAGTAATCCAATATCTTCTAAATTCTCCATTACCCCAATCTACTTTCTCTGAGTACCTTGGAGAAGACTTCATTGGAGATAACATAGCGGCCGAGCCATATACATCACCTCTCTTAACCTCCCAATAATTTACAGGAAGTAGGTAGTCAGCATTATTATCATACTCCGTATCACCTGCCCCTTGGCTGGTCCAATCAATTACTTGGTCTGGGCCAACTAAAGTATAAGCTAAGGTTTTTAGATCTATAGGGTCTCTAATTTCTACATCATGACTTTGCCAAGGACTAGTATTACCAGCACTATCAATTGCTCTAATCCAGAACTTTCTTACCGGCTCACTATTTGTTGGCCCCCAAGTTACAGTCTCCGAATGTGTAGTGGTTTTAATAGTACCAATTAGAGTTGCAGTATCCCCACTAGTTCCTCCATATCTAATTTCATAGTTAGAAATAGGAAGGGACCCAATATCTGGAATAGTCCAACTAAGTACTGCGGATCCTGCCGAGGTTAAATTATGAGATACTGTATTAGTACTCCAATCAGGGTTTACCACTGCAATATCTATACTTACAGGAGCTCCGTAATTATTCCCTTTATCTTCTGGAGCTACCCAATATTTTCTAGTACCTCCCCAGGTTACATTTATACTAATATTAGAGGAGCTTGTATGGACTCTATCTGTATAGCCAGAAGTCCAGGTACTACCATATCTAATATCATATTCGTCTATTTTATAAAAACTAGAAGCGGGGGGTGTCCAGGATAATAAAACATCAGTACCTGCAAAAGAGTAAGACAGCCCAGTTATAGGGTCAGGAGCAGTAACAACTACTGTAACTTCTCCTGTGTAGTTGGAGTATACTTTACTATTATCTACTGCTTTAACCATAAACTTATGGGTACCAGTACTTAAGTAGTAACCTCCATCAATACCAAAAGATAATAAGTTCTCTCTAACTAGTAAATCATTACCCGCACAACGACATTTACAGCAACCTAAGTTATCTGCATCAATCTCAAATACTGCAGGGACTCCTGTAGTAACTGCGGAGGCTGTAGTAGTACTCACGGAGTACCCTGTACCTCCTGCTGTTACTGTAGTACCTGTAGGGTTTTTATCTACGTCTACAAGGGAAAGAATTGCTCCTGTGCCGTCAACCGCTTTAACTTTGGCAGTTGCTCCTGCACCTCCAGAAGTACTAGTTATTACAATAGGGTCCCCCACAGAGTACCCCGTGCCTCCAGAGATTACATCTATAGAAGTAACGGAGTCTGAAGATACCCAAGAAGCCCCTCTTTGTAACTCATAGAAAGATAAGTCTAGGTCTGCAATAGGCTCCCAGCGTAAGCTAGTGCCTAACTCGAAGTCGTTTATAGCGACAAAATTATTAGCGTTAGTAACCCACGTATTGCCATCCGAGACCCATAAACCTCTACAAGTTCCAGTGCTAGCATCCCAATAGTGTCCTAAATCTGTTTCACAGATAGACTGTGTAGCAATAGCTAAACCTGTATTAGGGTCTAAAGGTACTTTTGATTCACAGGCAGTTTGGTCATTAATCGTAAGACTACCATTAGTAGTGGAACAAGCCCCTTGAGCTAAACACTCTGTGGAGGTTCTTGCATAACTATACCCTTCACAATATTGGGTTATAGAAGCAGGGGGTCTGGTTAGTCCCTCTAAAGTTTTTGTACCTCTCGCAAAGGTGGAGACTTTACCTAGTAAAACACTAGTGGCTCTAATACGTACGGTGTAGTCTCCCGCCGGCATGTCTAGTACATCTATAGTATTGAACTCTGTGGTTCCTGCAGTTACCCAGTTTCCTCCGGATGCCTTATATTGTACTAAATAGTCCCTAATATACGGGAAGTCTGCTGGAGTGTCCCAGCTTATTACCATCTTATTCTTTATTGTACCATCTGAAGATAGATATAAAGTCTCTGCTATATCTATGTCCTCTGGAGGCGGAGTAGCACTTAATATGTTAGGAATAGAGCTAACGTTTTTAGAGTCTAGCTCTTCGAAGTTTAAGTTCTCTTCGATTATGCGGTACTTATCCCCCTGGTACTCCATACAAGAAACTGCAAATTCATTCTTCTTAGATTCTGCAACGCCAACAACTCTCCACTCCTGAGCCTCTACGGTATCTATTTCTTCCAGTAAATACATAAAGTCTGCTTTAGGCTCATAAGATAAAGCGTGTATGTACTTAATAGTATCCCCTGATACTGCAAAACCCGTGTCTGCAACATGCACTTCCGTAGCAGATATAATCTGAGTAATAGTAGAGGTAGCTCCAGTAGTAATATTCTCTACCCTTCTATTAAGATATCTATCTGTAAAATTTGCAGAAGAGTCCCAAATAGAGTGCGGGGTAGCCGCCTCTCCAGTACCTGCAGTAGCTATCCTAGACTCTGTGGGGATATCTAAATACTCTGCCTCTACATAAGGGGTAGGATCTACTGTGTAAGACTCATTAAACAAATAAGGGGACCACTGCCCTCCATCCGCTATACACGCTTCCCTAAGGTTATAGCCCCTTGGGTTATCTGGGGTATATAACTGCCCTGCGTTAGGGTGGGGTACCCCCGGTGAAGTTTCTTGAGGGTACAAACATGCGTCCTCGGTATGAACTACATTTAAAGTGTAGTCTACTCCACCTGCAGGGGTAAAAGGTACGTCCGGGTACACTCTAGTAGTAGAAGAACCTTCTGTAATTTTAATACGACCACCCATTCTTTTACCTGCGCGGGTAGGATCTGCTACAGATATTAAATCCCCTGGGCGTAGTTGAGCCGCTTCTATGCCTGTTTTAAAAGCTAATAGTTCTGTTTCTAATCTATCTGTGAATAACGACCATAGTCCTATACGGTGAGCCTGTCCCCGAGAAGTACAGCCAAAACTAGTTATTTCTGTCTTTCTAATGCCATAACGTTCTATACCTTCACGGTCCTCTACGTATTCTACCTTAGATCGGTACATATCCTCAGGGTCATTCCAAGATACTAACGCTACAGTTTTTCTAGCTTTTTGTGCTGTACCTGTATACTGAAAAGACCCATCAATAACATTAGCACTAGAGAATAATTTTGTGGACTTTTTAGGGGAGTCCTGCACTGGAACAAGCTGCCCCGCTGCCCAGTATACTAAGCCTCTGAAAGCGAAAGCTAGGTCTTGAACTACCTTAATAGCTTCTTGTTGTTGTTGAATGTACAAATTCATAGCAAAACGAGGCTCATAAATATCAGCCCCTGCAGTATCTTTAAAGCCGGACTTAACACCTACGAAGTTCCCATCGAGGTCTACTGCATCACAGTACCTGGCTACTTGATATAACGTCCACTTGTCAATTTGAGTACCTCTAATAAAGTCTCCTAATCCGTACCTCGTATTAGTAACTAGGTCATAGAGAATCCACGCAGGGTTACTAGTCCACCCAACTTTATTTAGCTGTCCGTCCCAGTGACCTTCATAAAGATTATCCCCTACCGCCAAAGTGTCTGGGTCGTACGCATTATAATTACTAGGAAGCTTTACTTTAATGCCTTTAATGTCGTAAGCTCTTTTAGGGATGCTCTGAAACTGTTTTGCATTAACAGCCAGACCTACATACGCAGTATTCGGGTACGCTAATTTATTATCAATTATTTTAGTATAAGACTCAAACTGTATCTCATTCTGCTCAGAGCTATCCTCTGGCTTATCTGTTAGCCTTTCAACCTTGATCCACACTTCACTACCGTAAGACTTATCTAAGTCTATCCTGTAAGAACGAGTATACTTCTTAGTCGTTTTTCCATCAAAAACACCCGCCACTTTCTTAACCCATGAGTCTGTAGGGCTATATTTTATGTAAATATCAAATTCGACCTTACTACCGTGTAAATCTCCATTCTCCTTATCCTGCTTAGTAAGTGTCATACACGCAATAGTAACACGTACTGCGTCGAGATCAGATTGATGAATTACTTGAGGAGGGCAAGTATCCCTATCTTTCTTTATTATTAGACCAACCTGAGAAGAAGCCTCCACTCCTCCAAAACCTGGCATATAGTCCTGAGACTGTGTTCCTTCGAATAAAGACGTAGTTACATTTTCAAAGTTATAACTACCATCTGGGGCCATTAGGGGGGTATTATCTAAGTAAATGCCCTTTTCTCCGTTGGCTAAGCCATGGATCTCCCCTTCCGAAATAGCGTCTAAGACTCTAGCGGATTGTGATGAGTGTAAAGTATCTGCATCCTCTTGAGCAGGCCTGCCTGCACCTCCGCCTCCTTTACCTCCACCACCAGAGCCTCGTACTATATTCTTGTTATACTTCATATTAGCCATCTACTCCTATGTCTTCTGATACCACGCTTGCACTAATAACTGCCGCACCTACTATTAATCTACCGTAACACAAAGGAATAGGTACTCCTTGGTTAGTAGTATTAACTGGCCCGTTAAAATTATACGAGCTACCATTATCTACCGTTGTTGAAGTAGGTTTATTCGGTTTGGGGGCTAACATCTGTGCTATCCCCTGTACAGCAATTGCTGCACCCATCTTAGCCAGTCCTAAGTGTAACCCTGTCGCAAAAGAAGCCTCCCCTGCAGCTACTGCCGCTAGCTCCCCCATACCTGCTGACATAGTCTGCCCGAAAGTTGCACCTATCTCAGCAGTCATACCTGCTGCCATACCTGCTGTATAAACTACAGCCACCACCATTAATACCCCTACCAAAAATTTAGAGAAACCGCTCTTTGCGCCGTGAACAACAGGTACTATCTTTAACTCTGCTTTACCTAAAGGACCCGCTAAGTCATTGATATCGAGTTCCTCTTTATCATACTTTGTGCTCCTTACTACGTGAAAACAGCGACCCTCCTCTGATAAATACGAGTGGAACCCCGGTATATTAGCCTCGATAGCTTTTATAGCTTCAGCAGGAGTTTTAACGTCTAACTCCCAGTGCTTGCCAAATTTCTCTCCTAATTCTCCATATAATGTAACTTTTTTTAACATTGTGATTTGTGCCTTAATACATGTACAGTATGCTTCTCAAAGTAACCACCATATACATCTTCTGTAGATAATCTCCCCATTAAATGATGAAGAACCATATTATTTCCTAAATAAACGCCTGCGTGGTTTGGAACTTCAGATACTACTTGCATTAATAATATATCGTGCTTCTTTAAGTCTGAGTGATCATTAATTTCTACAAAAGCTCCCTCGGTCCAGCTGTCCCAATTCTCCTGATAGTAGTTCTTTCCCTTACTCCACCAATCAAACTCTGATTGAAAGTAATCAATATCTACATCTAATTCCTTCTTATAATAATCTATAACTAAAGACAGACAATCTAATACTCCGTAAGCGAACTGTCTGCCTAATAAAGGAGTGACTCTACCTTCCGGCTCAATTCTGCCAAAGTTATCTGCTGGCCAAGATAAAATGTACCAAGGCTTTCCTGACTTCTCACAAGAAACCAAATCGGCTTCACTTGCTTTGTGGTCCCCATTAGGGTGGCTATGTACAATAGCAGTGATAATACCTCGATCCTCTGCATTTGCGTAATCAGAGGGGTCTATTGCAAAATCCTGCTCCTCTATTCCTGCAGCGATATTTCGACAAGGAACGTACTCTGTATCATCTAACACAACCCCACAGCATTCATGAGGAAAAACAGAGTTAGCATGCTGCCTAATTTGAGTTTTAATACTCTCTGGTAACTCTATCATTTCTTAATCCCTAAGCCTACCCCTGGAAAACCTCCATAAGGTAAAGTAGCGGTACTACCGAAACGTATTTCACAGCTATTTAGTCGTTTACCACAGATATCTTTCGCAGCTGTAGTAGTCTGATCATTAGTATCAAAATAATTAGTGCCAGTATACCCACACTCTCCTCCTTTATACTTCCATAAACAAGTATTCTGTATAATCTCTCTAGCAGGTAATTTTATGCCTTCCACGTCCCATGCGGGGGCTAATTCAAATTCTATGAATAACTTCCCCTCCATTAACTTACGATCAATAAAGAAAATATCGTCCTCCATAAAGGCTGTAGGGTCTGAAGTATTAATTACTAAATTATTGATTAACTCTATCTCGTGCTTATCAGAAGAATTAAAGGTAATAGACCTAGCTACAGTATCTCCTCTTACCCACGTTTGAGATACTTTAAAATTGTCTATAAGAATCTCGTCATCTGGACCACCACCGGAACCTGCCACATACACTGTTAAACGTGTGCGGGCTTTTCTAGTTCGATCGGCTAAATATATGGAGTTATTGAAGGAAAAGAACCCATCTACAGCTCCTGTAACTTCAATGTATCCAGGAACCACGTACCCCGCTTCTACATAGTCTGAAGAAACTAAGGAGTATGTTGCCTCTGTATACCAAGAACCATCTCCATTATCCGTCTCTACTACTAACTTTTGAGTGCTTCCTACTACATCTTTATAATCAAAAGAAATATTATATTCTTTATCAACGAAAGTATCTACCTCAATATAAGCTCCATTATTAATACCCCCAGACTCAATACGTAAACAACTATTATGGGTAGGGTGCCCCGAGTCATATACTGACGTAATTGTTGCACCTACTGTAGTAAACCAGGAAGTTGTAGCTCCTTGAAAAGTAGAGTCTACTCCCACCACTAAGTCTTTCGAATCAGTGCCTTGGTACATATATTCTAACTCTACGTCATGCGTATGCCCTAAAGTAGCAGGTAAATTGGTTAAACATACTAGGTGGTCTAGAGTATACCCTGAACCTCCAGAAGTGACATTTAAAGATTGTAAAGACCCCTCATTAAATACAGGGGAGTCAAAAGAAGCTGCTGTAATAGTAGGGTAGGATACAGAATGGGGCCCACTAGTATGGTTGTCAGAACCTGTAAAATTAAATATAAATTTTTGCAGGACAGTATCCCAAGTTACTAATAGTTCGTGGGAGTGCTCTTCTACCTCTGTAGTTCTAATGGTTGCGGAGGGTATTTGCCCCGAAACTAATTTAACTAAAAGGTCGCCCGACTCTTCAGTAGTATGAGTATGTATGGGTAGCCCATATACCCCTCCTCCCATTGGAAAATCCATCCCCACACTAATATCTGGAAAATCTACTGCTAAAATATCGAAACCAGCCAATCCATCTGGTAGGCCGGAGCCCCCCTCTAATATACTTATAGAAGTTATAGATCCGGATGCGTCTATACCTACTACTTCTATTTGTGGAAGCTCATATATGCTAGGAGTGGAGGTAGTAGTTACCTTATTGCCCATACCTAAAGAACACAGTTCTGAGGGGTCTAGTGTTATAGTATGAGGGTGCTCATTCCCTTTAGATAAATCCCAAGTAGTGTCCTCAATAGGAGTCCAAGAACTCTTATTATTTACATTCCATACTCCTCCAGTTCTCCACACCTTACTAGCAGACTCACAAGTCGCTTGAGTAGTATAGGCAAAGTCCTCACAGTGTGCACCAGAACAAGTAGCACAACTATACTCAGTCCAAGTTAAAGAACTACCAGAGCAGGTTATATCCTCAGCATCCCAAGTCCCTCCTCCATGAGAGCAACAGTCATACTTACTGTCATTCCAAGAAGTGTCTGAGCACCTACCTGAGTGAGAGTGCCCATTAATTCTGCAGTAGTTATCTAAAAACCTACCAAAAGTTCTTTTTCGAGTAACTTGTACCCCTACTAAGTCATCATAGTCCCTAGTGAGTGAGGAAATACTTCCCCAGCCCTGCCCTGATGCTGTAGTAGTAATATTAGCTACCTGTAACCCTGGTCTAGCTATCTGCCCCTTACCCGTCATATCAAAACCTTTTGCTTCAATAGGGAAAGCAGTATAAATATTACCTTGCCAAGAAATTTCAGAATCTTGGTCGGTGACTCCAGCATGAAAACGTAATATCTCATCTAAACCCAAAGAAGGTACGGATGAGAAATCTAGCTCATATAACTCGATAATAGCATCAGACTCTAAGGCTGCTGCTATTGAAGATATAGTGGCTCTTTCTGTTAGTTGTACTGAAGATTTAGACATTTATATTTCCTATAAGTCGTGAACTCGTTTAAATTTAGCTTGTATGGATAAAACATCCATTTGAGGGTAGGATACGGACCAAGAATCTACAATTACCTTTAAAGGTGTAGTAGAATAAGGAGGGGTCCAAGTAAAACTGTGCAAACCCTCGGTGCTCTCAAAGAAGGATATAAGCTTCTGGCCATCTGTAATAGATCTATTCTTCCAAGACATGCTCCAAGATTCCGTAATAGTATTAATACCATCACGAGCTCTTTGCATATAGCCATCCCCAAACTGAGACACTAGTATCCGTGGCTTCATATCTTGTTTCAAAGCCTTATCAGGGTTAAACCCTACTGCTGTATCATAATCATATGCCATAACTTAAATCTCCGACAGTATTCCACCAGGGCGCTGTTCGTCCTGTAATACTTGCTGCACTTGAGAAGCCACTTGCTCTCCTAACTTCTCTAGGTCTAGGCCTCCCCCGCCTGAAGAGTTCTTATCACTAGTATTGCTGTCACCTGTCATATTAACAGTTACTGAAACATTATTAACTGTTTCACCGCTATTAGCTCCAGGTGGAGCATTCTGAATTACAGGAATAGACTTGCCATCAGGTAGTGGGACAACTGCTTCGTTATACTTACCTTCACCAACTAAGCCTAAAGTAGGTTTATTAACTAAACCTCCGTCCGCGAAAGCTCTAAAGCCTCCCTCTGCTACTCCACCATTGGCGAAGAAGAAAGAGCCCATAGCTGACATCCCCCAATCAACTAAACTATCTGTTGCGGAAGACATAAGCTTATTACCAATAGAAGAAGCAAAAGA